AATGACTCGATTGGACCACCCTTATTAAATCTAGGGAATTTTGTTGTTTGAGTACTGTATGGGGCGCCAAATGTTCTTACGCCACGTAGTCTTCCTATTTCTTCTAGGATGCCTCTATTACTTTCTTTCTTATATAAATCTCTTAATGTAAATTGTCCATTTGCATCAACTACTGGCTGATCCATCAATGGTGCTTTTGTAAAATCAATTGTTCTACCCTTAGAAGCTGCATATAAACTAATTTCAGATTTTAACATTGCTTCTATTTGTGCATTTAAAGCAATAATTCTAGCCTTAGCCTGCTCTACTGTTATTGTTCCTGCCCTTAATTCTGCAACAATAGCTGCTGATTGTGTAGCAGCTCCATCTGCAATTCTAGCTGTGATTGGCAATACATCATCAAATGTATCAAGCAATTCTTTGCTTACAGTACCACCCATAGCGATACTCTTCTTTAATGATTCAACCTCTGCCTCTGTTTGCATTCCTAAAGTTGCCATCAAGGCATGGAATCTTGCAGCTTCTCCAGCATTTATTCCAGTAGATATGCCTTTTACTGAAGTTAGTCCTTCTATATTTGGAAGTCTATCCTGCATATAAATTTGTGGAGTTCTTCCAATATTTCTATTTACTGGTATAGCGCCAGGAACTACGCCCATCAAAGAAGCTGGGTTATCTGGGTCTCTTGGATTAATGTGAGACATTGCTCTAGTATTTGGATCGCCAACATATGGACTTGTTGGATCTACAACTCTCCTAGTTCCAGATAGTGGAGTTCCTCCCACTGTTGTTATTACTGGATTAACTGGGATTACTCCTGCAGTCATTGAGGTTTTTAAACTAGCATAATCAAATATTAATTTCTGTAATGCTGTATGTAATACATTAGCTGCAGCTGCATCAGAATAAAATGACTTTTCTACCATCCTTGCTGCTCTTTCTGCAGCAATCATCTCTGGAGTTAATAGCTTCCATCCACCAGTTCCCTGGAAGAAAGATTTCATTAAAACAATACCCTTAGTTATATAACCCATAAAGTTTGCAAGAACACCAGTTATCATAATTAATGGTCCTGCAATTGCAGTAATTCCACCAAATAAAGTAATTAGTTTTTTAACTGGACCTGGTAAATTTTCAAAAAAGTTTACAATTTTTTCAAATATATTTAATACTTTTGTTCCAAAGTTTAGGAAATCTTCTCCAACTCCGCTTAAACTTGCTTTTAAAGATTCAACAGCTCTCTTAAATTTTCCAGATGCTGATTCTGTAACAAGTGCTAATTCTCGACCAGCTACGCTCGCTAGCTCCCCTGCACTTGCATTCATCAATTGCATTACTTGTAATGTTTGGCTACCAGATTTTCCTAAGTTATTAAATAACGCTGCCATTCTAGCAAATTGAAATTTACCAAACATTTGCTCTAATGCTCTTGCTTTGCTTAGGGGATCTAATCCCTCTAATGCTTTTTGCAATTCCATAATCATTCCAGTAGTGTCGCCAGTATTTCTAGCAACCATTCCCATTATATCTATACCAAAATCAGACATAACTCCAATTGTTTGCTTAGTTGGATTAATCATAGATGCAAGTCCAGACTTGAGTGCATTTGCTGCTTCTGAAGCGTTAACTCCACCTTCTCGCATTGCTGTTAAATACAATGCTAAATCTTCGACGCTTCCACCTAATTGTTTTACAACAGTACCAGCTTTAGGGATAGCTTCTACTAAATCATTTAGAGTTGTAGATGTTTGGTTTTCTACTGCGTTTAAAAAGTTAATTGATTCAGTTAATTCTTCAGTATTAGATTTAAATGCAGTTTGAATTGCAAGAGTTGCCTTCATAGCCTCTTGTCTATCTACTTCACCAAGGACTGCTAATCTTGTTGTTTCCTTTACTGATGAAATTAAATCCTGACCAGTTTTTCCAGTAGCAGCAACGTCAGCAGCTAATGCTAAAGTTTCTTTAAAAGATACGCCCATTGATGCTGACAACTCTTTTGCTGTTGCAGTTACATCTTTTCTAATTTTTGCTAATTCTGCTGAGGAAGTTCCAGCAATATCTCCGTATACCTTTACAAGTCTAGTTAATTCCTGGTCTGCTTCTCTAAATGCTTTTGCTGCAGCTGTTCCAAACATCGTCAACGGAACCGTTAAACCTACTGTTAATTGACGACCTGCCCACTGAGTATTTTTACCCCAGTTAATTAATGATGTAGATCCTTCTAATAAAGTCTTGTTAAATATTTGCATTTCCATACGTGCAAGCTGAGCTTTATTCTTAACTGCATCCAAGCCTCTTGGAACTGCAACGTTATATTGCATTAAGCCTTGGGCATTTCTACCTAATGGCTGAAGTACTGCATTTTGTAGCATTACTTGCTCTTTGGCAAGCTCTCTAATTAAACCTTTAGATGTTTTTAAGTGTGTTTGAAATGTTGAAAAATAATCTTTTAGCTTTAATCTTCCGCCATCTAGATTTTTTCCGAACTTGTCTACATCTGAATTTAAGTTAATAAAGTGACTAGAAAATAAGCCGCTTTGTACTAAAGTATCTCTAAACGCATTGTTAGCAACTTTAGTAGAAGCGGCTATCGACTTATTTGAAGCAATTAATTCTCTTTGTAATTGTTGTAGGCTAGTAGTTACCTTGTGTACCTGAGACACAAGGCTGGATAAATCAGCTTTAGCAACTATATTCGTTACTATTTGCTCATCAGCCATTTAACAATTACTCCTTAGAATAGCCTAAACCCATTCCGATTCCAAATCCAGCTTCCGCTGCAAAAGATCCTTGTAATGAAACAACATCATCTTTTGATGCTGTTATGCCAAGGGCCTTTCTTCTTACATCGTCGAAGGTTTTAGCTTCTTCGTCTTCTTGCCCATCTCTTAGGTTTACCCCCTGTAAAGATGCCAAGAATATTCTGTTTTCTTGATCAGCCTTTTGTTTTGCTTTCAATGTTAAAAGCAACTCTGGCATCGAAAGGCTGTTTTCTATTTCTTCGTAACTTTTCCAATTACCTAAAAGAAATAGTTCTCCTAATAATGCGGCTAGATCTAGTTCTGACCAGCTAGAACCGCTGCCGCCATTAGGTTTGGGTCGTCCATCTTAATTCCTCCACATACTTCAAGAATGCGGTTAATTGTTGGTACGTCCAATGAATCTTCTAGAGCATCTCGATCAGCTACCAAATCTGGTAATTGTTTTTCTAATGCCACAGCGCATGCATCTATAAGGATTGTTAATGTCTCATCTTCATTTTGTACATTTGCTGTCTTTTGAATGACTGTCATAAACTTACGAAGCTCTTTAATAGTTAAAGGCTTAAGTGTTACTTTTGCACCATTCTGTAATTGAATTTCTTCTACATCGTATACTGTTGTAGCCAATTTATCCTCCTTTAGGATTGTCTAAATTATTATAACATAAGGATATTAATGCTACAAGTGAAAGGCCCCCATTTCTGGGGGCCTTAATTTAATAATTAAAATTAATTATTATGCCCAAGCACGGTCAATAATCTTACCGTATTCTGAACCTGCGTGAGCTGAGTCACCAGATGGTAGAAGACGGAATGTTACTGGGAATGTGGTTGGTGTAGTACGAGCTAGCGAGAACTGTGACTGTTGAACAGAAAGAACTCGACGTGCATAATATACACGCTCTGTATTTGGTGTTGCAACTGTTGGAGCTTGTCCAATAGCAATTAGCTGACGTTCTGTTGGAGCTGCACCAAGTGCACCTGCCTCAAGACCGAGAACATCATTGCCATCTACCTCATTAAGAGTTTCCTTACCCTGACCGAAAACAACTAGAATATTTTCTAGAGTACCTTCGGACATTTCTGTTGCAATCATAACCTCCATCGCAGACTTGAAAAGCTTAGCTGTATCAAGTAGCTGATCTACGGTTACTGAATCGTATGTTGGATTATAAGTGATCTGAAGACCATTGTTTGTATAACCAACGTTACGGTATGCTGCACCCTTATCTACTGGAGATGGGGCTGATGCTGCTGTTGTAACATCAACTGCATTTAATGTGCTTACATATGAAGAAGCTGCATCAAATGCTGGAACATAGGTATTCTTATTTGCAGTAAATGCATTTAGAACGCCTGCTTCCATGCTGTCATCATATCCCACAACTGTAGAATCATCTACAGAAAGGAATAGTGGTGATGCACCAACGAGAATATTTTTAGCATTACCTGTATTTTGTGCCATGAAGTTAAACCTCCTATTTCATGAAATATAATATATATATATTTGGCTGGCTAGGCCCTTTCCTCTATGACTAATTTTAGAGTATAATACGGCCTAAAGCAAACTAGGCAAATCTGCCATTTGCGTCTGTAATTCTTGAATATTTAACCTCTAAAATTACGTCTGCCTCTAAAAATCCTTGAATTTCTTCTGACGGCTTTGTAGGGGATATGTCTGCTATAAATATACTATGGAATTTAAACTTATCTGAAAGGCCAGCCCAATCATTTATATCCCCAGCAGAATCATCCATCCTTCTAAATTCATCCATCATGAAATTTCGTATCTCTACTATATCTGCCAACTCAGTAGCATATATAGTAAATAGTATCTGTTCACAGCATATTAACCAATTGTTTTCATATGATATCCCAATTTTATCATAGACTACATGCTTCTTTCCGCTCAAAAATTGATTCATTTCTGGCTGTTGCTGAACTGGAATCAATGGGATCATAGTTTCTTTTAGGTTATCAGAATAATAACTATTTGGATCAAATATATTAGCAGCCTTCAATTTATTCCAAAGATACTTTCTTAATTCAAACATTGCATCTAATTTATAATTAGGCATTTACTACCCCCGAAAATGCTGCCAATAATGCTGCGTCAGCCTGACTAGCAACAGAATTTGGAGAGAATTTATACTGAACTCTTTTTATATTAACTGGAGTATCTAATGCTCTTGTCATAGCCGAATTAAATAGTCTTTGAAATCCAGACTTCTTTATTGACATATTAACAAGATTTCCAGTAAAGAAATGTTTATATGCAAATATAAATGAATTTTTTGTTGCAACTCCGCCAGGCTTTGTGACAGTCACAGACTGTCCCTTTGGCATAAATACAGTATCTCCATCTAATTCAAATACTAATCTTTCTGAAAATCTTGGAGTAATAATAACAGTTTTACCCTGTTCCATTACTTCTGCTTTTTTAACAAAGACATGCCTGTTCCTTGATCCTTTTGCTGGGACAAAAGATTTTGAATCCATTAATTCATAGTTAAGTGTAAAACCTAAACCCATATCAGCAATTCTATTTAACTTAAAAAGTCTAGCTTCCTGTACCCCAGTACGTCCCCATTCGTAAACGTGATGCAACGATTTTGGAGATATTGTAGCTTTTGAATCTATGTAATTGCCAAAATCTTTATCTATTTGATTAAATATAATATTATTAAAAGATCTTTGAAATGCTGGATTAGATGTAAGTTTTGCCATCACATTTGTTTTATAAAATATAGCAGCAGATATTTGGGCCACTGTAGAATCTTTTATTGCGCCACTGACTGGCTGTCCAGCCATTAGTTTAACTAATCCGCTCGCAGCTTGAAGTGCCATTACCTCAGAAGCCAATTTGCTGATTCTCCGATCTCTTCAATGATGTATTATAACCAACAACTGAACCAAATGGATCTGTTATTGGGGTTGAGCCAACTACTTCAAATATTGTTGGTGTATCATTAGGATAATTTAATTCAATCCATATAGGCTTGCCATCTGAATCTCTTACATTTCCAACTTTTTCTCTTTGAGTTAGTTTTTCAACTGTTCTTATTTCTATATATTGTTGATTCTCATATTTATTAGAAAATGTTTGTTTATCTAAATTTCTATTTGTGCTTTGGCTTATAATTCCACGGGCATAACATGGTATTGTTTTATAATACATAAATTGTCTTTTCATAACACCTGTATCTGGGTCTTGTTCTTCTTCTTGTCTATAAACATCTATTTGCATAGATAACAGTCCATCAATTATACTAAACATTAAAACACGACCATTTGTGTAACAACATAATCAAGAAGTAGCTTATCTGCATATGCTGATCCAGTGCCACTAAATGCATCTGATGCAAATTCAAAGTCCCAATCTGTTGTAGATATTTTATTTACGTACCTATCTCTCCATGCCCGATCTTTTGAAAAATAAGATCGCATAATTTCTATTGTAGCTTGTTCAACCTCGTCTGGAACATCTTCCCATCCAAATCTCGCATATACATCATAATGTTTTCCACGTCTAAATATATTAGGGGTGTGATCATTTATTGTTGGAGGAACCATTCCATTGGCTATATAAGTATCATTATTTAATAAACTTGCCTGATTTATCTTAATTCCAAATCCGCTTGTTGTTGGCTCTATAACATAACCCAAATTATTTATATCATTTAAATTATCAATCAGCAACTGATCATTTACATGTAAAGTATGTAGCTGATATATTTTTCTTGTTAATGGCAATGTATCAGAATCATTACCCATTATAGTCATTGAGTCATCAAATAAAAAGAATTTTTGTCCAGTGTAATACTCTACTTGTTTCCTTGCATATTTTTCCGCCATTCTCAATTCATGATATGTTTTATGATTTGGATCATTTGCATCAGATCCTAATCCTAAATCTTCTATAGCTTCTTGAATAGAAATGTATGGAACAACAACATCTAAATATGTAATATGATGATATTCATCAGAATTATATTCATAAGACCAGTCTAGCTTTAATTTTCTTTGACGACTAGTAAATGTAACTGGTAAATATAACGTATAGACTCCGACATCTACTTGTTCAGATTCAGCAGTATATGTTCCAATAATAGAGTTGGGATTTATAGCAGGAACAACCATTGGGTCATTAGTAATGTCATATACTTTAACAACAACATCACTATCAGGAGTAATTGCCTGACCTTTATTAAAAAGCTTTGTAGTTACTCCAGTGTCTGAATTAACATATATCTCTGCCATCTATAAGGCTTAGTTGTAGTACTCTTGTACCTCTCTTGGCGAAGCCAATCTAAACCCTTCCTCCTTGTCAAAAATTTGCTGTGCTTTTTCGCTTGGCATTGCAACAAATGGATGATCCTTAGTGAATGTGTAACCAAGCACATCGTATCTATAATTATTTCTAGTCATTCTTACAAGCACTGCATCCTTGTCAACTTCTTGACTTGGATCAAATTTTGGAAGAACTTCTACCTCTTCTTTGGCATCATCGATATTCTTTAATGTATTTTGATATACGGACCAAGTTACGCCTTCTTCTGCCAATGCGGCAATTACATCTGCTTTATTCTTTAGTCCATCTGTGTCTACGGCAAAATCCTCAGCAATTTGCTTCAATTCTTTTACCTTCAATGTGTCAAATGACATATTATCTCCTTAATATTAGGTCTATTAATTATAGCATTAGTACATTAAAAGTAAAAGCCCCCAAAAATTAATTTGGGGGCTTTTTTGCAGTTTTAATTCCTATTTAATTAGGAAGCAACCTTAACGTTCTTAACAACGACCCAAGCATCTGCTTGTTCAATTTGGGTTCCGACACGGGTATACATTGTATACT